AAGCCGAGGCCGCAGACTTTGAATGTATGGGCACAGACAATGCAGAATTAGCTGACTGGATTAATAAAAACCTGGACTATGACCAATTAATACTAGAATTTTATGACCCAAGTGAACCAAACAGTGGATGGATACACTGCAGTTATGTACCTGAAGGTGGTAGAAAACAATTTTTACATGCATATAAATTAGAAGGTAAAACTAAATACAAACCTGTAATTGGAAAGGCGACAGATCTTGTCTAAAAAAAGTAGTTTATTTGCAGAAATAATTAGAAAGGCAAAAATGGTGGATGGTGTTTGTCCACATTGCACGGAACACACGCTATTAATATCAGTGGTGCAAGACTATTATAGATGTTTAAATTGTGGTGGAGATATAGAGCAAAAGATAAACGGTAAAATAAGTTATCTACCGGTTGATTTATCTGTAAAACAAATAGACGAAAATGGCCAAGAAATCTAAGGGTTTATACACAAAAATAGAACATGAGCCAGTATTTCATAAAACAAGCATAGGTAGAAATCCTAGTCTTACAAAAATGAACAAGCATAAAAGACGTCAGTTTAAAGCCTACAAAGGACAAGGACGTTGACAAACATCATATAATATCCTATACATATTACATGAAAGGAATATTATGACAGATCAAACTAGATGGGGCATCGACATGGTGCAACAAGAAAACAAAGCAAAAGCACGTGCACAGCAAAAAGAGATGAGAGATGATTTAGCTTTTTTTGTTTTAAACTGTAACACATATCAATTACAAAAAATGACAGAAAGGATGAAACAATTAAAAAATGAAAACAGTAACACTCAACGTTGAAGGTATATCACAAGGACAGTGGTCTACATTTTTATTAGAGTTAAACTTAATGAAGAAAGCATGGAAACCTTATGGTGTTGATGTGAAGTTAAAAGCACACTCAATTAATAAGATAATAGAGAAAGGAACAACTGTAAATGACTACACAAGATCAACTAGACAAAATAGCAAACGACTACAACAAAACAAAAGATCCAAAATATAAAAAACTTTGGTATAAAAAAATAAAAAAACTTGCTTATGGAACTGGATATTATAATTCTAAAAGACGGACTTTACCATTCAATCCTAGTGGCAGAGAACATAACAATTGATTGTTTTGATTTTTGTGACATGCTTCGAGAACGAGTAACTACTTATCTTGAAGATAGAAACCAACACATAATTAAAAGTGGTCCTTGGGGTGGAGGTCAATTTTTTGGATGTATGTGCAAATGATTGGTTTATTTTTTATTGGTATAGTCGTTTCAATTATTGTAATGGCAATACTTTTGATTGTGAGAAAGTATGATAATTAAGTTGCCATTCGCTCTTGACAATCAAACGCTGTAAACATTTCAAAGTCATTAATAGTCGTTGGATTTAATGATTTTAACATGGTGCTAGAATAATCATAACCATAAATAATACACTCATGATATTCTTTAAATTCAGAGATAGGCACTGGTATTGGTTTACACTGATTGCCAGGTATACCACTACAAATTATCATAATTAAAATATATTTTACCATTGACTTTTAATATTATTATCCTATATTATCATCATTTATAAACGAAAGGAACAACATGACTGATATATCAAAGTACAGAAACGTTTCACTAACACATGAAACATACAAGACTTTAATTGCTTTGTCGAAGGTATTATTGCCTGATGCACAATTGTCCATATCAAAAACGATAGAGTCTATTGCAAATGAAAAAGCAAAAAAATTAAACGGTAAAATTAAGGGAGACAAATAATGTTTACGTTGACTGAAGAGCAAAGAAAACAATTATTACAATACATGTGGCAGAGACCGTATGGTGAGGTAGCACAACACATAGCAATGTTAGCATCACTAAAGCCAGTTGAAACAAAAAAAGATGATAGACCAAAAAAAGATTTGTCCTAATTGTCAAGGTAACGGATTTGTCAAAACACACAAATCCGATAACCCTGCAAATGATACAGTCATGCAATGCACAATTTGCAATTCGAAAGGAGAATTACGTGATAAGGAATTTGATGAGTATTTTGATTCTCACCCTTTGCTTAAGCCACTGCGCCATAAGCACAACTGACATGGTTAATATTGGTGCAGCCATATATACAGGAATAGAAGATGATAGGTGAGGTAGATCTTGCATACATTGCAGGGCTTATCGATGGTGAGGGTAGTATTCAATACAAACAATACATGCGAAAACGAAAGCATAATCCAAAAGCCTATCCTACCTGGTCCATACGAATAGAGATAGCCATGACCGATCAATCTGTTTTAATATGGTTAAATGAAATTTTAGGTGTTGGTACAGTCAACCCACGTAAAGTTAAACCTGGTAAAAAGAAACAGTGGCGATGGCGTTGCAGTCACCGTCAAGCATATTTCGTTGCAAAACTAATATGGCCATACGTGCATATTAAATTACCAGCGATACAAAAAATAATAGAACACTACTCAAAAGAAATAATTATGAATGACAAAGTAGTAAGTTTAGAAGACTACAAGAAAGCGATGAGTCTTGAATAGAATTATCTATGATAATCACGTCCAACATCGATACGTGTCCAAAACTCGATGCAAACTATGGAGAAAATCATGAAAAATGATAAATCTCAAGAGGTTGGTAAAGTGTACGAAACCTATGACTACGAATTATTCGTGAAGGTGAAAGGAAATCGTGCCATCAATCAAGCTCATGTAAATAGATTGGCGAGGAAAATGGAAACTAGGTTTCTAAAAGAGCTGCCGATCATAGTTGGTCCTAAGAATAAGGAAGGTAAACATCCTATTCTTGATGGTCAACACTCAAGCGATAGTAGGAAAGCGAAAGGAAGACCCATTCGTTATATTATCGCTCAACATATCCGACCGGATGACATATCTAGTATGAATACAGATAAGCTAAACTGGACGGATAGGGACTATCTCAACAAGTACGTTGAGAAAAACAACGAACATTATCTCTTTTACAAAGCGATGATGGATGAGTTCGCATGTTTAAAAGCGAAGTTCAGTGTATGGACTACGGTTTTGAATAATACATGGAAAAGAAACACAGACCTTGAAAAACAATTCAAGGATGGTTTGTTTTCTATAACGGAGGCGGACAAGAAGGAAGCTATAAAAACAGCTAACTATCTAAAAGATATTATGGCTGAGATTCCTAAGTGTAGAATAGCGATGTTCTACTTTCCGTTGTTACATGCGATGGGTCACGTTGGCTTTGATCGAAAACACTTCCTACATAAAGTTGAGAAGCAATCTAAAAAGTTTAAGGGTGCTTCTAACAGTGTAGAGTGGTTGGAGATTATTGACTACGTGTACAACAAGTATAACAAAAAGAAGTCTAATAAACATTTAGACTTTGAAGAAATGTAATATATACTGGGGCCTTCGGGCCCCGTACAAACATGACAGCAATTAAGTGGAATAAACTATATAAATATCCTGCATCAATGCGAACATCTCTTGAAGGCCAACGTCATTACGAAATAACTGGCGAAAAGTTACCATCGGTGACTACGATATTATCTGCTACACAAAGTGACGAGAAGAAAGAATCTATTGCGAGATGGACTGCCAGAGTTGGCAAGGAGCAGGCAACAAGGGTCAAGGATCAGGCGGCCAGCCGCGGTACAAACATGCACTTGCATTTAGAGAGATATATTGAAGGTAAGGGACACCTGGATCTAACTGACGAGGGTCAAGTAGCAGGCAACATGGCTCAAACTATTATTAACAAAGGGTTGTGTGATATGTCTGAGATATGGGGATCAGAAGTAACTTTATACTACCCTGGGTTGTACGCAGGGGCCACAGACCTAGTTGGTGTATACGACTATGAAGATTCAATTGTTGACTTTAAACAAAGCAATAAGCCCAAGCGTAAAGAGTGGATTGACGATTATTTCATGCAACTGGGGGCATATGCCATGGCGCACAACTGTGTTTATGAGACTGAGATTACGCAAGGAGTTATATTGATGTGTACTCCAGATAATTATTTCCAAAAATTTCAAATAAAAGGCAAAGAGTTTATCAAATACCAGCATAAATTCCTAGAAAGACTTGATAAATATTACAATGACAAAAATAAGGCAGCGACATAAAATAGCCATATTTAAAAAGCTAGGTTTTATGCGGCTCATCACCAACCTATAGGTTTTTGGAAATTGTTAAATTTGCGATTTGGGTTTAGAAAAAGAGAGGTGATCTGGCACTTTGGTGATCAGCAAGGAATACCAACGGTTTTAGAGCATGGTATAGTTTAGAATGATTCTAAGATAGGGGCCGCGCGAGTGTTTTGAATCTGATTTTTGCATTTAAAATTCTGGAAAACCTATAGGGGTGATGTTATAGGTAGGCATGCCCAAGAAAAGAAGAAAAAGAAATGTATTTGATAGTGCAACAGATATACCTTATCCAAAGGTAAGAGTTGAGTGGATAGATTGTGTTAGTGATTCTGCATGGGCTACAGACAAAGAGTTTGATAAGATGAAGTTGGCTACACCTGTGAATGAAGGTTGGTTGTATTCTAAAGATAAGAAATCAATTAAGTTGTTTGCCTCTTACGATAAAGATGAAGATGGTATTACTTTTGGTGATAGAACCATGATACCTACTCCTTGGGTGAAGAAGGTGACGAA